ATTCTTTTCTTTCTTTTATTGTTGTAAAACTTAAGTTATATGGAGTACCAGGAATAATATCTTCATATACTCTTGATATTGTTTGATGAGCTACATTTGGTTTAGCTAAACCAATATTATAAATTTTTTGTATTGGTGCCGTAGTTGGAACTCTATCATAAGGATATGGTAATTGTCCGTAATAAGGATAATTATAATTATTGATTGGTACTGACAACGGATGTTGATCATATTTTTGTTTTTGTTGTGGTTGCGAATTTGACGTATCATAAAAAGTTTGTTCTAATAATACTGAACTTTTATCTTGTGATTTATAATTTGATGATTTAGAATGTTTTTCATATTTTTTCTTTTCATATTCTTTTCTTTCGAAATCCTTTTCATCTTCGTCTTTTTTAATTTCATCAAATGATTTTTTATTTTCATTAGAAGCAAATGGTTTATTTTTTTCATTTTCTATAGAAGGTTTTTTCATGATAGTAGGTTTACCTTCTTCTCTTTTTTTTTTGAATGTTTGTTTATTATCATTTGAAATAAAAGGACTATTTCTTTCTTTCTTTTTTGGTAATTTACTTAAAAAGCTACCACCTGTCATATTAGTTAATTTTCTATTTAATTTATGTTTTAATTTTTTTTTATTTTTAGATATATTTTTTTTCTTATTATTTATTTTTCTATTTCCTTTTATAGTAAGTTCATTTTGATTACCAAATATTTTTTCATGATCTTTTTTTTGTTTTAAAGTATAATTTTTCATTGGTATATTACTTTGTGTGGGATTATTTTTTTTTGTTAATAATGAATCAAAATATTTGTTGTTTAATAATTTCTCTGGCTTGAATAATTCTACATTTTTATCTAAGTATAAACCATTTCTGTTCTTACCTCTGTATTTTTTTGGAATAATATCTAATAAAAACTTTTCAGTTAAATCATCGCATTTTTTAATTTTTCCATTATATAATAACGTGTTTAAAAAATAGTGTAAATCAAAGTATTGATTTTTTTTATCTATAAAAGGAATATTCTTATTATTTTTATTATTATTATTTAAATTAGCAGTATGGAAATTAGTAATTTTAATATCAAATTTAGAATTAGATAAATAAAATTTCTTTTTGTTAAATTGATATTCTTCATTTTTAGGTATATCATTAATATATACAAATACATTATTAGGATCTAAAGAATTGTGCCTAAAATTAGGATATTCTTTTTGAATAACTGCTAATGTATGGATTAATTGAAATAATAAATTTTTCATTTCACATTTATTTTCTTTTAAAAATGAATCTAAAGGGATACTATTAAAAAAATGTTCTTTAACTCTTATTGAAAACAAATCTGAATGTTTATTTTGTTCAATTCCTTCTACATAATTTTTAAATGATGATTGATTTTTTAAAATATCACTTATTTGTTGAAATCTAATATCTAAATTAACGATAGGTAATAATATATGTTTTGTTAATTTGTTTAATACTATATTACTTAAAACATAAGACAAATAAGAATCTTTATTTTTTTTTATATTCATAGAATCAGTATCTTTTTTATAAGGTTCTATGTATAATGTCAAAGGAAATGTATCAGAAAACTTTTTTAGTATTGTAATATTATTTTTTTTATCATAATTTAGTAATTTGAATTGTCCTTTAAATAATTCTGTAGTTATATCATTAATAGATTTTTTTTTATTTTCAGTAAATTTTATATCATCAATTATAATATTTTTATGATCTACTTTATCTATTTTATAACATGTAGGAAAGTCGTTATTATAAGTGAAATTATAAATTAAATTTATTTTTTCATTTAAATCAAAATTTGTACTCATATATTAATATATAGATTTTATTAATTTAAATATTTTTAATTGATATTTAAATTAAATTTCTAAATTATCTAATTCATAGAAGTAGTTTTTACCTATACGATAATTATTAAGTAGATATAATAATCTAATAATATATGCTTCTATATGTATAATATGTCTAGTCCCTTGTGAAATTCTAACTTCAAAAATAGAAGTAATTTCTATTATTCTTAATTTTAATTTTATATTATCTAGTTTTTCTATTAATTTTAACATAATATTTCTAATTATTTCTTGTGTAGGTATATTTGTAATAAATAATATATAAAATTTTGATAATATTTGATTTAATATTTTTTCAGTTTTTACAATATTATAATTTGAAAAATCTGTTAACATAACTGTAATGTCAGTTATAAGTTTATTCCAATTATCATTGTAATTAATTTTAATTTTATACATTTCTAATAACCATATAGCTATACTTACTTTATTATCTGAATTTTCTACTATATTTATAAAATCTTTTGTATTAATATCTATTTTTTCTTCTTGACATATATTTAATAAAGTTCCTGAAATTTGATGTTTTGTTGGTAATGGTACTCGAACTAATAAACATCTACTTCTAATTGGTTCTATAATATTTGATAATTGATCACATACAAAAATAAATTTACATGTATCTGCATATTTTTCCATAGTTCTTCTAAGAGAAGCTTGAGCATAATAAGATAAATTATCTATTTTATTAATTACTACAACTTTGAATAATTTTTTAAATTTTAAAATATTTAATAATTCAGTCTTTGCATAATTTTGTATAATTTCTTGTATTAAATATTTATCAAATCCGTTACTATTTGGTTCTATAACAATATGATATTTACTTTGTTTAATGTTTACTTTTGTTTTAGTATTACCATAACCAGATATGATATATTCGGCATCTTTTAATTTAACTCCCACTTTACCATATATTTTTTCTAATAATTTATTAATTAAAAATTCTTTACCACATCCAGTTTTACCATATACAATAATATGTTGAAAATTAGCATATCTCCAAGTACATTTTTCTAAATCAGTAATTACTTCTTTAAATTCATTAAATGGTTTTTTTACAATTTCTTTAACATTTTTGTATATTTGATTATGTGCATCAAATGTATCTAATAAATATTGTAAAACTGGTTGATGACATGTTATTGTATTAGAATTATAAGAGTGTTTATCTACTAAAAACATTAATATAATAGTTAAATTATTCTTAAGTAATAATAATTGCAATTTTTATTAAAAAAATTGATAAATAATTAATTTTTTTTAAATACCATTAAAGTAATGAATAATGATGGAATCGATGAAACTGTAATTATATCAAAAGAAGATATTTTAAAAGAAAAATTAGCTAGAGAAAAAGGATTAATGGAATCTGGTATGGCTTTGCAAAAAATAGAATTTGTAAAAAAAAATAGAAATACTGTATATACTAAATTAAAAGAATTATTAAAAGATAATTTTATTGACTATGAATTTAATAGTGATTCACTTAATGTTATATATAATGAGATATGTGATAAATATCCAAAAAAATATAGTAAACAATCTGGTATATCATTGATGATTAATGGTGATGAATTAAAAAAATTATTATTTGCAATGGTTTATATTAATATACAAGATCATATTTTATTAGAAAAAGATAAAAAGATAAAAGAAGTAGAAGAATGGGGTAAAGATAATGAAGATATGGCAGATGAATATTTAAAACAAGTTGAAGAATTAGAAGCTAAAAAACCAGATGAAAAATTAGCTAAAAGAATAATTAAATTAAGACAAAAATGTATTAATAAAAATTATCAAATAAAAATATTATATTTTATAACAAGTTTTTTGATATATTTGAATTTAATAGGATTTAATAATTTTTTATGGCAATTAAATTTTATTGGTGAATATACTTTATTAAGTATTAGATTAAGTTTAAGTGTAGTTCCAATTTCTATAAATTTATTAATAACTAATCCTTGGTTAATAGTAATATTACTTGTATATATGTTATTAATATATATGTCTTTTTTATATTTAGAAAGATTAGAATCAAAAAAAAACTGTAAGTTAAAATAATAATTACTTTAAAAATATATTCTAGATTAAAATAATGATTACATTAATTAGACATTCAGAAAGATTAGATAATACTAATTATAAAAAGTGGATTAAAAGTAAAAGATTCAAAGAAAATAAATATGATACTCCTATAACTATAAATGGTAAAAAGTTAGCAAAAAGAGCATATAATAAATTATTTGATTCTGGATATCAAAATGTAGATTATATATATTGTTCGCCTTTAACCAGATGTATTCAAACTTGTTTGGAAATTAAAAAAGAAATAAAGAAAAAATTAAAAAAAGATATTAAAATTAGAATTGAATATGGATTAGTTGAGAATAATTTTGATAATCCATTAATTTTAAAAAAAAATAAATTCATAGTTGATAAAAAAAGCAAAAAAAGATACTTAGATAATAAATTAAACTTAAATGAATTGGTTAAAAAGTATGGTAGTGATATAGATGAAAATTACAAATCAATAACTAATTTTATTGATATTGGATTTGATTTAACTGAGGCAAATTTTATGAATCGTTCTGCAAAAGTTTTTGAGGATATTAGAAAACAAGTTGATAAAAATGATGATATATTAATTGTTACACATGCTGGAATTATATTTGGTGTATATTCGTATATAACTAAAAAATATGATATTTCTAAACAATCTGAAGTAGTGGGTGAATATTGTTCTATTTTAGTAACTGATTATAAGAAAAAAAAGTTAGAAATAATAAATAAATTTGATAAGTAAAAAAAAATTGAAATTTTAAACATTATTAGATTTATATAATTTTTATGACGAGTAATAATATAAATTCTGAAAATATAAGTTGGCCTCCTACTGAGGAACAAATTCAAACTATTGCTTCAAGTGCACTTAATACAACAGAAGAAAAAGATGTAAAAGTTTTGGTATATTGGTTAAATGATCCAAAATTAATGATATTTAATCCATTATGTTATGCAAATACAGAATATGTAAGAAAGAAATATGAAGTTCCTGATGGTAGATCTGTTTTAGTTGAGATAGGTAAGGAAGATTAATAACAATTTTATATTAGTTTAAAAAAAAATTATAAATTAATATAATGATTATAGATTTTTATTTTTCAAATTACAATAGGTTTATTTTATCATTATCATTTTTTGGTTTACAAATATTTTTTGATAAATATTTTGATAATAATAAGTTGGGAATAAATTTTAGTGCAATGACACATGCATTTTTATCAGTATTATTATCTGGTACATTTATGATATCAGATAGTTTTAATTTATTATCTAATAGTAATTTATTATTATTAAATAATACTGTAAGAAATATATCATCAGGTTATTTTATATATGATATAGTTTACACTTTATTAAGACAAAATGGTACATTAAAGTATGCATATTTATACCATCATTTTTCATCTTTATATTTATTAAGTCAAAATCATAATATATTTCCAGTATTTCAAATATTATTTTTTGCAGAGTTATCAAATTTACCAAGTTATATGGTATATTATTTTCTTCAGTTAAAAAAGAAAAATAATGGTAAATTAAAAGAATATTTATATAATGTAAGAAACTTGAAATATTGGAGAAAAGTTCAGAATTATTTGTATACTTTTATTAGAATACCAATTTTAGCATATTTTACAGGAAAATTTCTAATTGATAATAAGAATAATATAAATAATTTAAAAATAGGAGCATTTTTATTTCCTGTTTACTTGATGGGTATATATTGGTCATATAAAATTGTATCTGATTCAAATAAACAAAATTTGTAATTGAGAATTATGATAAATTTTTATTTTAATTTAACATAAGTTTTATTATATTTACAATAACAGCTATTATAAATAATATAGTAAAATTAATATTCACATTTACTAATTCTATTTTATTATAGTAATTAAATAAACATTTTTTTAAAATAATTCTAGTAATTACACCATATAAACTTCCATATAATAACATAATTAAATTATTTTTATTATTAGTTAAGAATGGTAATATTAATAAAGAATTTATTAGAACTATGTGTCCAATTTCTTCTAAAAAATCTATATTTGATAATGAAGATAATGCAATAAATAAAGAACCATATTTAATTATATAGTAATATATACTTTTTTTTTCATTATCACTTAATTCACAAAAAGAATATGATATAATTAATGGTAATATTATTAATATTTT